CTTGATCCCATCCGCACCCGCGTCCATCGCGGACTGGCCACGGCGGAAGATACCAATACATTGCTAGCGGAAGTCGAACGCCTCTATGCCGACCCCAAGCCCGCCTCGGAACTGGCCGCTGAAGCCGCTGCCGCTGCGGATGCCGCCGCGCAGGATTTGCTCTCACGCGCACAGGCTGCCACTCTTGCTGCTCAAGCGGAAGTTGAAGCCGCTGCCGAACGCGCCGCGACCGCCAAGAAAGTTTCCGATAGCGCCGAAGCCGCCGCCAAGGCGCGTGCGTCTGAGGCGCAAGCCAACGCCGCGAAAGCTGCTTCCAATGCCATCCTTGAGCAGAAAGCGCAAGTAGCCACGGAACTAAAGAATCAACTGGCGGTGTGATGCTGACAGGCCAAGCACGCTGGAAAGAAGTAATGCAGCAACCTCTCTCGCGTGGCGAGGCGCAGCTTCTTGAGGACCGCCTGTACACGCATATCCTCTCGACCGCCACGGCTATCGAAGCTCTCGACACCCTGCTCATCAAAAAAGGAATCCTCGCGGACAATGAACTCATGGATGCGGTGAAGGAACTGCTCAAAACAAAATCTGAGCAGACCTACGCCGCCGCAGTAACTTCCCCGTTGATTGAAGGAGTTTAGAAATGGCTGTAAACATCCCCGGTTGTTTCATCACGGCAACAAAGATGGCCTCGGGCAATGTCCGGCTGACTATTCTTGGTTCGGTGGACGGCGTGAACTCCGATGGAGCCATCCGCTTCGCGCTGGTCATCCCCGCCGCCGACTTCACTTCCTTCAACACCACCGTGAACGGCGGAGCGACGAACACCACACTCAGCAAAGCCTACGCGCAAGACGCGAATCGCGGCGACTACGATAACTTCATGGTGTTCGATACCTAGGAGGAACAATGGGAAACGCCGCTGAGGCAATGAAGCCCGCCACGGATTTAGCGAAGAAAGCCGCGACTGCCGGAAAAATCAAGAGCATCAAGCTTAAAATCAAGATGAAGCCGAAAGCATGATTGAGGGGTTCTATCGCTACAAGCCGAAGCCGGAGATGGTTGCAAAAATCAATACTATCCGCATCGGCCAGTCTCGCCCCGATCTCCGGCTTCCGCCCATCCTCGACAACGGAGCCATGCTGTTTTCTTCCGCTGCGTCGGCGCACAACGAGCCGCGCTCCTGCTACAACTGCCCGATGTTCAATTACGGGAAATCTTGCCGGTATTTTGGCAAGGACGTGGAGATTCATAAGTTCACCTGGCCTAAAGAACGAAGAGATGGAGCGAAGCCCATCGAGTTCTGGCCGGTCTGCGGCTACTGGATTTATGGTTCTCCGAACTATGGGCCGGAAGAGTTTATTGAGAATACGCTTAGTCCCGACGATGCTGGTCTTGGCTGGGTCAACGCGCCGTCGCCGGGCCTCGAACTTAGTGGAACCAGTTGCGGAGGAGCCGAGGGCGGAGACGATTGCGACTTGTGGCTCATCGAAGGAACAACCGGCGACAAGCGCGCGGCGAAACAGGGATTCTGCCGCGTGAAGCAGGACTACACGGATAATCTCGATTGTTGCAGTTGCTGGGAAGATGACGACTGGCTTACCTGGCAGGTAGTGAAGGAAAGGTTCAATGAGTCCAAGCCCTGAACTCGTAAAGCAGGTTGCCGAGGAGTACAAGACGATTCTCGGCGCGCCGCCCATCATGTACGGGGTAACGATTCCGACGTGCCATTTTTGCGGGCAAGTTATCAAGCATGAAGAAAAGGTCCATATAGAAACGCTGAAACACGAAGCCACCGGCCTGATTGTCCAGCGTTTCCAAGGAGGCTGCTGTGCCGGAACTGCCAATGGAGCACCCCAAGAAGTACGGGGACGCCTTCGATGACGCCGACGATTTCGCTGCTCTACTTTCTGGCGGGAAGCCTGCCATCGCTCGTCCTGCTGTACCTGCGAGAGCGGATGCACCAGGAGCGGGAGAGAGAGTGGACGAGGATTTTCTGCGTGAAGTCCTTAGAGATTCCGAATCTAAGTATGGACGGTAACTTCGAGAAGGAAGAAAAGGCCAAGCCGATTGATAAACGCAAGCGGCTGAGTTTCCCTCTTCCGGTAGCGGAGTACGCCAAAGACGTATATCGCACGATGCTCAGGAAATAATTGGCTGACGTGGCGCGCGGCGGTCTGGCGGCAGGGAGCGGCTCACCCAGTTTCGGAACGGGCGTGCCCGACGAGTCCTCGAACGGCAAAAAAGGGAAAAGCGGAGGCCCGCTAGGCTCGCTTATCTCCGGCCTCGGCGGAGGCATCAAGGATTTATTCGGCAACAAGGACAAGCCGGTACGAAGTCCCACCGACAAACCACGTCCCCGCGATATTCAGCCGCAGTACAAGTTTGACGAAAAGATAGACAAGCGGCTCCTGTGCCTTGCCGACTATTATTACCGCGAAGGCTCCTTCGAGAAAATCCAGTTTGCGCGCAAGTGGATGAGGAACGCCCTTATCTACCAGGGCTACCACGAACTGGAATGGAGTGAAATCAATGTCGCCTGGGACATCCTGCTTCAGGACTCCGGCGACTACGCTTTCCCCAACAACTATTACCGTTCGCTCATCCGGCAGGGAATCAGGGCCTATGTGCAGAATGAACCGCTCATGGAGCCGGTGCCGTCGAACGACGATGCGGAAGCGATGGCGGCTGCCAAAGCCGCGCGAACGGCGCTTGAAATCATCAAGAAAAGCGTCAAGTACGACCAAATCAGGGTCGAAGAAGCTCTGAATCTCCGGCTCTTTGGAAACTCCTTCCGCTTCAACTATTTCAGCAAAGACCCGAGGCATGGTTATGTCACAACGCCTGTGTATCAGGATGCGGACGTATTGCTATCACCCGGAGCAAGCGTCTGCGGCCAATGCGGACCTCTTGAAGGAAATTTCAGCCAGTGCCCCGGATGCCAAGCCCCTATTTCTCAAACTATGCCCCCGGTTGTCAGCAGGCTTCCTTTCGTTGCCGGGAGTGTGCGTTATCCTAAAGGGGAAATCATCACCGAAGTCGTGAATCCGCTCGAAGTGTATTTGAGGAGTTCCAGCTATGACCTCTGGCACGCGCCATTTATTGTGCGGAATCGAGTGGTTGACCGCCTCGCGCTACAGAGCGCATTTCCAGACATTCAGCTTGCCCCCAGCGGAGACGAAGGCGGAGGAGAAGCCTATTCCACGGGCGGCGACCTGGGGCTCATTTACATGCAGAGCCTTGCTGACCTGCCGGGTGACCCGACGCAATTTGCGGCATGGTACGAACGCGCGACAGCGGCGGCAAAAGCTCTATTGATTGAAGTCTGGCTAAGGCCCAGTGCTTATTTCTTCGACAAGGAACTGGTGAAGCGTTTCCCCGATGGCGTCTATATCTGCAAGACCGGAGACGTTCTTTGCGAGGGGCGCAACGAATCGCTTGACGACCACTGGACGCACTACGTTTTCAACAAGGTGCCGGGGAGAATTTGGGGCGATGGCGACGACGACCTTATCCCGCCGCAACTGAAACTGGACGAAACCGACAGGCTCATCCAAAGGAATCAGGGCTACAACTCCGCTCCGCTGCTTGTGATTGACAGCCAGCGCATCGACAAGAACGAAATCATCAACGACCCGAGCACGATTATCGAATGCAAATCGGGAGGGCGCCCCATCAGTGATGCTTTCGCGGAAATCGAATCGAAGCCGCTCTCGAACGAAACCGCGATGTGGCGCAGTATGCAGCTTCAGGATATGCAGTTCCACGCGCAGGTGAGCCCCGCCGCGATGGGGCAGCACGAAACGGGGACAAACACCTTCGGAGGGCAGGAATCGGCTGCGGCTAAGAGCGATAACGCCCTTTTGCCGAACCTGATGCTCTGGAAAGTAGCAGACGAAACCTGGGCCATGCAGGTACTAAAACTGGCTTCGCAGAACTGGCTGGATGATAGGGTTCGTTCCGTGAACGGCATCAATGGCCGATGGGAGTTTAGCAAGCTCCGTGGCGCGGCGCTCGATATGGATAAGTTCACCATCGAGACGCGCATCCTGCCGATTGACCCTGCCGAGCAGGAATCGTTTTCGCAGGCCGTGGCTGCTGGAGTCTTGAACCCGCAAGACCCGCGCGTGGTTCGCAAGGCCCTTGATTTATGGCATTTGGACTCGGAACTGGACACCAGCTATGAAGATACCAAGATGCAATGGAAAGAAATCGAAAAGATGAAGCAGTCGGTGGCCCAGTCGAACCCGCAGGACTGGGCGAAAGCCTTGGCGATGCGCCAGATGGGCGAGCAGGTATCGCAGGCTACCGGACAACCTGCTCCGCAGGTTCCCTTGCCGGGACAGATTCAGCCGGTGCTTATCCGCGATAACGATATGGCGCACATACAGGTTTGCCGGACGTGGATGAACTCGGATGAAGCCGACGACAGCCCTCAGCTTATGCAACTTGTTCTCGAACATGCCCAGTTGCACATGATGAACGCGGCCAAGAGCCAGATGATGATGGCGGCGATTAGCGGAGCGGGAGGCGAAGCCCCCGGAGGCCAGCCGGAGCAGCAAGCAGGCGGACCAAAACAACCGGGAGGCACGGACAAGAAGCAGGAGCACGGCGGGCAAGTGCCGAAAAATCCGGTGAAGCGCCAGCAGCGCGCGGAAAAAGGGCAGGCGGCGAAGCCCAATCGCCCACAGCCCAGTTCGGGCAACCAATATGCGAGAAAAAGATTAACTTGACAACGAGTATATAATGCTTTGCAAGGAGGGCTAAGTGCCCGACGAGATTGCTACACTGAAAGATGTAACTGTTTCCCCGAATCCTGCGGACGCTGCCGAGCCGAAGGAAGCCGCGAAACCTGCCGAGGAACCAAAGCCAGTCGTTACCGACCCGGCTTTGGCGGAAGCCGCCGAGATTGGACAAATCCTTCTCAATAGCGGCTACAACAAAGCGCAAATCAACCAGTTGCTCGAAGCGCCAAACGCGCTCCAGAGCATCCGCGCGCTTTTGGACACCGACCCGAAGCAGTTTGTAAAAAACTACGCCAATGCCAATCCCGCAGGCGCATCCAAACTGCGCGACGCGATTGCGGAAGAGTACGTTGAACTCTTCGCAGACAAAGGCGCACCGAAAGCAGACGGCAAACAGCCGGATTCTCAATTGATTGGCGAAGTGGCGGCATTACGCGACGAAGTTAAAGGGTTCAGAACGCGCGAGGACCAACGCAATGCGTCGGTAGCTTTGGCGGCAACATCGGCCCGCTACAATGCACGTGTTGATGATTTCTTCTCACAGGACGGCATCAAGAAACTTGACCTGACAGGCACGGAACAAGAAGCTATCCGTGCACTTTTGGACAAGCGCCTTGCTTCCGACCCCACGGTAGTACAGCGCGTATCGAACGGTAACTTCGTGGATGTGGCCCCTACCTTCAAGCCGATTATCGAGAAATGGCAAGCCGATAAGAGAGACGCTGCTGAAGCGTCAAAAAGACAGCGCGATAACGTGCAGAATGGCGCAAGTTTCACCTTCCCCGGAGGCCCGGAATCACTGAAAATCCCAGAGGGAGTATCGGATAGCTGGGAAGCCACCGAAGAAGGACTCGCCAAAGCCCTGCAAAACGCGCGCTAAACAAGTAGGGTAACTATTTGGCAGTTTTCAACCTGACGGCCGCAGCGCCGTTAATGAAGATTTTCTTTAATCCTCGCATTTCAAAGCAGTTCAACTCCGCCGCTGTGCTCTGGAACCGTTATGCTGACGGCAAGGGTATCCCGATCTCGAATCGCGGCATGGAAATCCCGACGCACCTGAATCCCAATGCCGCTTTCAACTGGTATTCCGATGGCGGAAACCTCGTCTCGGGAGGTTCGGAATCGCTGGCTTCGGCGCTATCTTCGTTTTTCAGCTTCGAGCTTTCCGTGCAGTTGACCGGCGCGGCGCTCGATGCGGCTGGCAACGATGCCGTGACCTATGCGCGCGCCCTTGCTTTCAATATCAAGATGGCGACCATCAACGCCATCAAGTACTTGAATATCTACGGGTTCCTCGATGGGACAGGCGCTCTGGCCACTCTTGGCACCGCCGTCCTGACTTCCACTACGGTCAATGCGACGCTGGTAGCCTCCGGCTCCATCGAAGGAACGCACTGGCTTCGGCCCGGTATGCAGGTAGCCATCCATAACGGCGCAACCTCGACCGTCCGTGGTACCGGTACCATTGTTTCGATGACCGGAGCAATTGAAGATGCCACGCAGACCAACTTCGTCATTGGCCCGACCAACGTGGCTTTCACGACCGCCAACGGCGACATCGTGACCATCACGGGCTCGACGGGCGCTTCCGATTCCTTCAACAACGTCATTTCCGGGCTCAAAGTTATTCTGGACAATGGCACCATCTCAACCACCTTCCAGAACATCAATCGCTCGACCAACCCGCAGTACAACGCGGGCGTGATTTCGCTCTCTGGCTCCCCGGCGCTAGCCCGCGACCATCTCCGCAGGATGCTGGCCACGGTTCAGATTTTACAGGGGCGCGTTTCACCGTCCCTCGAATTTCTGAGCCATCCATCGCAGCTTCATGCCTACATGGACATGGGCTGGACGCTCAAGCGATTTAACGACGCCAACAAGAAACTGGACCTGGGCTACACCGCCGTCGAGTGGGAAGGCTTCCCGTGGATTATCGACACGGACAGCCCGAAGGACCATATCTTTGGCGTGGACCGCGACGTGATGTTCAAGGTGGTGGCCCGCGAACTCAGCTTTGACGACCGCACGGGTTCGATTCTCCGGCAGGTGCCTTCCGCGACCGCAGGCCAGTATACGGATGCGTTTGTGGCGTACCTGATTTTCAGGGGAAATCTCGGGACTTATGTCCCGAACGCGCATGTCAAGACTTCCGGCTTTTCCGTGCCGACAGGGTACTAAAAGGAGAAATCATGCCAAAACTAAATCCAGAGTTGTACGGCGGCGACCCCACCGGGACCGCCGAATCCATCTCCTCGCGTATTCTGGGTATCCCCGCTCCTACGCTTGACATCAACGGGGAAACCGATTCCCGCGCCGTTAGCGAAGGGAACCACGGGACGCAAGGCGGAGGAAAATCCAGCCAGGGCGAAAAGGCTTCTGGCGCTGATGCTGCTGACCAGAGCATGGACGGTGGCACCTAATGGCGGCGACACTTGCAGCCCGAGCGCCGGGAGAGGGGCAAAACCCTTGGAAGGTTCCCGGCGCCTACTTCGATGCCATTGTCGAGGTTACGGGAGACAACAGCTACCCGGCTGGTGGATACCCTGTCACCATTACGCAAATCAATACGCTCACTGGCGGGGCGTTCACCATGATTGAATCTGTGGATGTGGTCAATCCTTGGGACAGCACCACAACTTCCTTCATGGCCGTGTGGATTAAATCCACGAGCAAAGTAGCTGCCAGGGCGCAAGCCGTGGCGGGCGCTGCGACGGCGCAAGTGGATGTTACGGCCACCACCAACCTGACAACTTTCACCTGCTCCTTGCGGATAAGGGCGCACTAATGGCCCGCGACAGCCGCATCTACGGAGCGGATGATAATAACTTTGCGGAGGGCATTTCTTCCGATGCCCTTACGCAAGGGCTTGGCACGGAGGATGTGTCGGGTTCCCGCACGGACTCTAGGGCCGAATCCTGGGATGGGTCGAAAGAACCTCAACCGGGCGATGTGGAAGTCATCAAGAACCTGAAGGCCGGTGCTGGGGATGACGGGAACATGGATTCGGACTTCTCCAAATCCACGCCTCGCCATCGCAAAGCGGACATTTCAGCGGAAGATGGCATCAACACACCACCCAAGCGCTTCTCGGGGACCAAGTAAATGCCGTCAGCCACAGTCAACACCCTGATACCGGGTGGCGTTGCCGTTCCCGCCCTTATCACCAAATTGACGCGCGGGAAAAACGCCAATCTGGGAACGCTCATTGCCGCGAATACGGCGGTAGAGTTCACCATCCCGGAGCCGACCCGCGACAATCAGGGCGTGTTGATTCTACAGGTGACTGGCACGGCAGGAACCACGCCAACTCTTGAAGGCTCGATTGACGATGGTGCAACGTGGTTCATCATTCCAGCCTTGCAGACTTTCGCTGTCACTGGGCAATTGACCGGCGATACGGCGGCGACGCTGGGATTCAGCTACGCCGTGTCGGGAATGGGTTCCGGGTTGCGATTCAAGTTCGGCTTTGCCGGAGCCGGAGTTCCGACCGCCGTTGTCTGGGCGCTGGTAGGCTGATGCCAACACTCGTAGGGCGCTGGCTGACCGCCACAAAGAACGCCGATGGTTCGGTGATGCTGGAAATGTGCTCAGGGAACTTCCCCGCCAGCGCCAGCCGCATCACGATTACGCTCAGTTCAGCCGAAGCCACGGCGCTTGATGCCGTGTTGACGGGCTCAACCGGAGCGAAAGCGACCGCTTCGCACGCTTCCGAAAAAGCGGCTCTTGGCGAGAATCACTAATGGCCGAATTGCCCAAGTCGTGGGGCCTCAAGGCGTGGAAGAACGCCAAAGGCACGCTGGACATCACAGGCAAGGACGATGCTGGCAACGATTACAAGGTGCGGACGACGGACGCCGACCATGTAACCGAGCGAGACATTGCCGAGCTTCGCGCGGCGGACCGCGAGACGTACAGCAACAGGGAGTCTGGCGCTCGTGAATTTATAAGCAACTTGATTGGAACGCAGCAGGACAAAAGCCCGGAAGCGCAACTCGAAGCGCAGCTCTCTTTCGATGACCCTGAATGGATTGCTGCCGCCGAGCCGATAGTACATGCCGGGTTTGAGCGCAAAGGGTGTACAGTGGGTTTCAGCCACATCTCTCAGGAGAAGTGGGACAGGATATGGAGGAACTGAATGGCGCAAAACTGGTACATCTACACGCACGAACCGCTTCCTGACCCGGACTTGATGGGCGTTCCGGGCTATACGCCGGATGCCGAGTTTATCCGTCACGGCGGATTCAGCGTCGGGGCCTTGCCCGAGAAATCGTGGATGGCGCTGCCAAGCCGCATTTCGACCATCCGGCACCACGATTGGACGGACAAAAAAGGCCATACGGAATATATTTACATGGAGGACATTGCTCCAGCCATTCGCACCAAGTTCGAGAAACGCGGCGTGACGATGCTCGACCACGAGCCCAGCGAAAAAGAGAAGAAAGACATTGCCGAGCGCGGCGAGAAGCTGAGTCTGGCCTTCCGCATGAGCCAGGTGGAGTGGTACGAGAATCAGGTGCGCGAGAAGGAAGTCACGGGGATGGGGCGCACCAAGCCAACTCCCTACGAGGACAAGTGCTATACCATCCTCGGGCTGACCAAGCCATATTCTGTCGAGGCCATGCGCGCGCAGCGGCATCCCGGCGAAGCGGTTGGTGAACAGATTGTCGCTGCCCTGAATCGGCTTGACCAACGCCGCGAAGAGGAAAAGAAGCCCAAGAAACCCGTCGAAGTTGGAGCGTAACTTGTGCCCGTTGCCCAACCAGTACCCCAGTTAGTTTCTCCGCCGACTAACGTTTTCGGGTTGGTGCAATATGTCGCGCAACGGGTTCCCGGCTACGATTTCAGCGAGTACACGCGGGAAATCAACGCCGCTTACGTTCACGTCTGGGAAGAAGTATCGAAGCTCAAAAACCACTACTTCACGAACATCAAGACGGTCACCGTCACGACGGCGGGATTCAACTTTGACTTGCTCTATAACACTGCTTCCACGGGAGTCCTGAGCGCCCCGCTTTCCAACCGGCTCTACCAAGTGACACGCATTCGCGTGCAGCCGCCATCGGGCGGGCTCTTTCAAGCCACGCGCGCCATGACGCCGAACGAGCCTGACTTCGTTGCGCTTTCCTCTAACCCGACATCTTCTCC